CTCCATCGGTATTCGTGCGTCCCGATGTGTCCTATTTCGAGGCTCAATTCGTGATCCACGAAAGTCTTAATCCCGTGATCTAGGGCTTTCACGCAAAAATGCACATCTTCGCCAATTAGACCACCCGCCCCCCATACTACATCAAACCAAGGTTGCGGCATAGCCTCAAACACAGACTTATGGGTTAGCACAACCCCAAAACCTACAGCAGTCACCTCTTCGATACCCTTCTTGCCTCGACTCTCAATCTTCTCAAAGATCTCTTTATCTTCGTGAAAGTTAATCGCAGTTGGTAGAACTGGTTTACGCCTTGTGACTGCATTAACCCCGACAATCTTTTTTCCGTGAGCTAACAGTCGTTCTAACGTGTTCTTAGGGAATCTCATGTCCGAGTCCACCCAAAGAATATACTCAGCACCATCGGCTAAGGCTTCTTTGGCTAATGACTCTCTTTGACTGAATATAAGAGTGCCTGGGGCTGTGTACAAGAGGAACGATCCTCCCGTTAATGCGCATCTATTGGCCCCGTCATATGCTGCCAGACGAGCCATATCGAAGGATGTCCCCGTCATCATCGTGTCCCTACACGGAACACAAAGAGCTATCTTCATACTTTTCCTGGGCGAGTTCTGAAGTGTCTGTTCTCTGGGTCGTTCATCCACGCCCTGAATTTCTTCTCGTCTGCGACAGTAAAGCCTCGCATGATCCCTTGTTTGTTTAAGTCGTCAACCACCGCAAAGGGTAGTTGTGCGTACCGAGTCCACTCACCCCAACGCTCACGCTCATCTGTCGCGTTATAGAGTGCTTTGTTCTGCTCGACAATATCCGTGATGTCTTGAGTTCGCTCAAAGACATACTGGTCGTCGGTTGCATGAAATTTAGTTTTGAGCATAAAAAAAGGGAGGTTGTTACGCCTCCCTCTTTTTTACCACAGTTTTTGTTACGCTGTCTTGAGGTCAGCCAGGATGCCGTGGGCAGCCTCGTTACGCATTTCCATCGTGAACTCAGCAAGGATCTGGGTTTTCTCAGAGTCACCAGTCTTTGCAAGTTCGTTGGTCTGGAAGGGACGCAGATAACCAACTGCTGCGTATTCCGGATCAAGGATGAACGCGTCACGACTACGAACGAAACGATCTGGGACTACAGAGATCGAACCGAAGTCGCTCAGGTACACATCAGCCGCGCCGATAATGGTCGTCGGTGCATCTGAAGGAGCCATGTAACGCTGTGCTGCGATACCAGCAAAGGCCGAAACGGTCTGCTTGAGTGCAGGGCCAACCACGAGAATCTTGGGGCTGCCGCCAGAGGTGTAAACCTGCTGAACGCCATCCTTGAGGATTGCCTCGGTGAAGGTACGAGTCGTGCCGTCCGAGCGGGTCGACACGCCGATTGTGGTGGGGTTAGCACCGTCGCTGGTGTTGTAGTTCGAGTTGGTCTTGAGCCAAGACAAAAGCGAACCCAACTTGCGAGCCGTGGACGAGTTACCAGCACTGCGACCTTGGTTAGCGGCAAGGATCGTCTCTTGGTCACGCTTGAGTTCTTGCGAAGCCTTCGAAAGCTGATAAGCCTTCTCTGCGCGACGACCTGCAAGATCAACGGCCATCATGGTTCCTGACACCTGGATCGTCTTAGCAACGATCTGCGTGTAGTTACCGAGACGAGTCGTCGGGCTGATGGTTGCTGCGGTAGCGTCGTCACCTTCAACCTGTGCGTTGTTGGTTGTTGCTGCTGCCAACGTGTCGGTCTGCCACTCGTGATAGACAGCCGTTGCTTTGGTGCGAGCAAGCGACGAAAGGATAGGTGTTTCGGTCGGGCTGATGTTGTAAATAACATCGGTTAGATCTTCACGCTGACCGATAGCGGTAAAGGTCTGGAATGTACCTGAAGGAACAGTCATTTTTAACTCCTAATTACAAGAATCTTTCAAAAACCCTTGCAGCGTCTTGTCGACTACCTGTCTTTCTGAGACGCGCAAAGTCCTGTTTTGCTGCTTCTGACTGAATGGTCTTACCGGTGGCAGTCCCAGGCTTTAGCAACTTCGGAGCCTCCGTAACCTTTTTGGTTACCCCAGGCTTACTTTGCTGCAATTTCTGATACTGCGCGGCCATCCATAACGTCACCACGGCACGAGAGTCGGTCGCACTTGCAAGTTCCGCATCCGAATAACCGATGCTCTTTGCAAACGCTCTTAAATCACTACGGACTTTCTCACCCTTCTTCGGATCGGCGTAGTCTGGGATTGCACTTGCAACCTTCTGCGCCTCTTCCGCGATGCGCCTCTCCATATGAACCTCTTGCTCGGCTTGTTGCTCTCTGGCAATGCGTTGCTGCTCGGCTCTTAACTGCTGGAGTTGCTTCTCTTGGCGAGTCATTTCCGCGACCTTCACCGCATAAGCTATCGGATCGGTCTCTTTCAAACTCTCAATATCCTCACCTTGCATCTGCTGGCTTAGGAATTGATCCATCACCTTCAGTCGCTCGGCGTAGGCATCTCGTGCCTGCTTTGCTTGCTCGACAGCGGCTTTCTCTGCCTCTACTGCTTTACGCTGTTCTGCAAGCGCGTTAGTTTTCTTATGGTAATCAGTGCCCTTTTGGTAGCCTTCGATCAACTCTTGGAGGGTCACCTCGCGTTCTTCACCTGCGGCTTTCACCACAAAACGCTGTTCCTCCTCTTGAGCCTCCTCTTGGACTTCCTCAGACTCAGATTCACTGACAGCAAGTTCCTGTTCTTCTGGCTGGGGTTCTGGTTGCTCCGCTGGAGTCCCACCGCCATCCATCATCCCAAGAAACGCATTTGCTGCCTGTCCCACTGTCAAGCTAGTCCCTTGCGGGTTGCTGCTTTCCATAAACTAACCTCTACTTAAAAAGTTTGAATCGTCTCTTGTTCATCTCGCCTTCGGCGGCAACGGACTCAAGACGCGCTTTCACACGACGCACTGCACTAATCATGAGATACGAATCCTCACGAAGATCAATGTCGTCCTGATGACTATTGATAATACGCTCGATGTTGTCTTTTTCCAACTCAGCGAAAATTTCGTTCAGAAACTCATCGCCAAGTAAAGCCTTTGCTCGCTCCCAACGTTGGGTCATAAGAGTCCTTTAGCCTTCTTTTTGGGGATTCGTGACTCGTTAAGAGCCTCTAGGAAATCTTCTCCGTATTTGTTGACAGCCTTCTTACGAATGACGTACTCACCAACCTGTAGGCTTGCATAACCGTCGTCAGGACTATCAGGCTTTGGCCCAAGCAAACTCTTTACCTTACCGCCTTTCTCATAAGCAATCTTGTCTGGCGTGATCTTCCCGCCCATGTAGCTTGCTTGGCTGATGTCATTAGCAGGAATTACTTCGCCGCCATAGCTTTCACCCGTTTGGCTTTCGTAAGCCTTCTGTAGCGCAGCCTTATCAAAGATTCCAGGTTGGAATAAAGGCTTAGTTCCGGTGACAGCAGGAACGCCAAACTCTAGGGACTGAGGTAATAAACGGGTATATCCAGCCGCACCAGACTTGAACATGAACGGGGCTTGCTGTGTCGGGCCTGCACCGTAAAAGAAGTCATTCGTAGGTGTAGCAAGGCTTGTATTCCCGCCACCAACAGTAAACGGCACAAAGTTAGCGGTCGGTATTTGCACACCGCCTAAAGCCGCGTCAATCACGCTTGCAGGAACATTCTGCGACATAGCGTATTGCCTGATCATCTGCGCGGATATGTTGGGATTGTCTTTGAATAGATTCTGTATATACGGAATCATCTCTGCGCTTGTGTACGCAGACAATGGTTTTGTATTGTTTACAGGCTGATTGACAACGGGTTGTTGTACGACTGGAGCCTTTGGAAAGTTAAGGCTTGCAACCAATGCAGCCATTTGGCTATCAGGAACACCCTGTTGCCCTGCAAACACTCTGAACTCATCAGGTGTAATGTACTTGCCTGCCGCTTGTTGTTGCGCAATAAGGTTCTGAGCAAACGGAACCATCTCGGTAAACGTATAGTCGGCCATCGTCTTAGGAACGATGTTCCCAGAAGCGTCTAGCTTCTGCCATGACTGTAGAGTTGGTGTAGTCACGGTAGACCCCTGGTTAACTGTTTGGTTTGCGGTTTGATCTACCGTCTGATTATTTGTTGTCTGATCGACTGGCTGTGAAATCGTATTAACGACATCCGTTACAGTCAATGGCTTGATTGCGTCATCTACAGCCTTCAGCAGATTTGCATCAGTTACGCCCAAAGCCTTTAGTTTGTCGCTTCCAAACTTGTTAGAAACGTACCAGTCAAACTGCTGCTGAGGTGTCATCACAAACCACGATGAAGGCAAGTTGATGCCTATGGCTTGCGCGTCTGTGCGTAGCTTTTGCTGCGCGTTTATTGCTGTTTGATAGTTGTTTCTATCGGACTCGCTACTGAACGGAGTGCCATCTGTTGCCGTGTATACCGCAGGAGGTTGGTAAACAGGAGGAGGTTCGTAAGGCGGTTGCTCTTCTTGCTGCGGTGGAGCAAAAACATCCGACACGGCAGTCCTAGCCACGTCAGGACTAAAACCTAACATATTTGTTAGGCCAAAGTACAAAAGAGTGTCAGGGTTTGTGTTGGAGATGAGACCTTGATTAAGAAGGTACTGAACATCTGCGCTGTTAGGGTTTGAGAAGTATTGATCGACAAACGCCCTAAGCTGATCGGTTGTATATCCGTTGTATGTAGCCATGATTTACCCTGGTATCTCGACGTTGCCAGTTATACCTGCCCCGACCTTCATTGCCTTCATCTGCGCTTCTGCCTCGAACTCCATGCGCTTGAGTTCTAGCTCGGCTAAAGCCTTTTCCCTTGCAAGCTGAATATCGGCCATAGCTTTCTGACGCTTGATCTCGATATCTGCTTGGGCCTGCGCCATCATCATTTGGATAGCAGGATCTGGGCCTTGTTGTTGCTGAGGTTGTGCGAGTGCAGCATCAACTTCTGGGCCTACAGGCTTAAAGAACTCTGCTGAATCTGGGAACCCCGCTGCCTCAATAAGTTTCCCTAAGACTGATCTGTACTGCGAGACACTCACTAAAGGATTGTTTGGGCCGTACGCTTGAATGATCTGCTCTTGCTTGGACAGAACCATTGAGAGCATTGCCATCTTTTGCTCCATGCTCCCCGTACCAAGTCCGACATTCACTGATACATCGTACTGGTTCGACCACTCTCTTGGGTCGTACTGGACGTACTGCCCACGCATCCGAATCAAAACTGCTTTGTCCTGGTACTTGCATAAAAGATGTAATAACCCTTTGAATAAGTCTTTTACGCCCGTTTCTGCAAAGATCCTAGCGATGAGTTCTATCTTTCCTTGTGAGGCTTGCGTAAGGGCTGCTATGGCCGCGGCAGTCACGTTCTGTAGGATGTTAGGGTCAAGGCCCTGAGAGGCTTCTGTAACGCCTGTGCGTTTAGCCTGAACCTGATCGAGGTACTCTAAAAGAGGGAAGGCTTGCTGACCAACAGGAGGTGTCGTAATCGGAACCAGCGCAGCAGGATTCTTCATCCTCACCACACCGCCAGGAGTAACGCTCAAGAGATCATCGAGGTTGACCTGACCCTCGACAGCACCCATGCGGGTATTGTTTTGCAGGTACAGGTTATCGAGCATCTGCCTCGTTACAGTCGTCTTGATAAGCTGGAGATCAACTGTACGATCAGCAGGACAATCCCCAAAAAACCTGTGAGGAATCGGAATAGGACAGATGGTGTAAAACGGCACATAGTCGGTTTCCTCGTTACTTAGGATTTCGTTCCCCGAAAAATGCACCCGTCTTAGTTCTGCGATCCCATCCCCGTCGTAGTCAGTCTTTAGGTAGCACTCGAACACTTCAACCGTCTGCATGGATTTGTCGAGACTTGGCTCCATGTAGGGCTGTTCGTCACGGTTGTATCTTGCAATGTACTCAGCACTAAACTCAAGGTCGTTGTAGACCGGAAGGTTCATCACGATTTCAGGATCAAACCCCATTGAAACAAGATCCGACCTCGTGATGAGTTTCCTGTGCGCGACAAACGGTGTGTCTCGAACAGTTTTTCCTGCCTTGGAGATCAAGAACTCTTCGGGAGGCACGTTCTCGACCTTAATCTTTCCGGCTTTAGTTTTCTTCATCAGCGCGACGTTATGGACACGCATGACTTGGCCGTCAATATCCTGCTCAATTGTCTCTTGCGCTGCGATCTCCATCGTCCCGTCTGACATAAGCATAGCTAGCTCATCGTCTGTCAGGTTCGCGTACTGTTCCTTGGTGACGCTTATCGAATCGTCCCAGTAGGCTTTAATGACACCGACCTTCTGAAGGATCGCGTCCTTGAACCAGTCGTGCATGATCGAAATGCCAGGGTTCTGCTTCATCAGCACCCAGTTGCAATACTCGGTAGCTTGCATTGCCATAGGCTCATCACCTGGGCCCACAGGCTCGAATACACCGATTTGATCGGCAGACGTAAACAAACGCATGAGAGGAGGAAGCATCCCGTCGATAGCTTCTGCAACCTCGCCGGTTACGATCTGGCTTCGACCCTCCACCTCGTTACCGTAGGGGTCACGCATGTAGCTGGTGAGCGCGTTCTTACGTTGCTCGACCGTCTCGGTCTCCAAGAAACCTATCGCGTTATCAATCTCACCTTGGAGAATCGCCTTTAATCGTCCGTCATCCATTTAGACCACCCAAGATACGTTAGGTTTCAGCGGTTTAGACCAACTTGTTTGCTCTGACATACCAACCGCAAGATACCGAAATGCGTCGCTTGCATGAGATGCCCAATCGTGCAAGGGCTTATCCCAATAGACTTGACGCTTATCGTCGTATTGTCTCCGATAATTGCGTAGTGCGTCCACTCCGCGCTTAGTCTTGGAGTCGAACCAACAAAAGGGAATAAGCCTTCTCACGGCTTGTATCCCATCGTCAACACCCATTCTCGGCACAATCGTGATGTTTAGTCCTGCTTCTTGTAGGAGTTCTAGCCTAGATCGTCCTGAGCCTAACTCTCTGACTTGCACATCGTGAGGCAGTAACTGCTCGGCTAGTTCGTAGTGATTTGTTCTCAGCCAGTTTACATACCAGTCGAGCCCTTGACCGTGGTTCTCTACAAAGTCAATGAGTCGTGTCTCTAAACCAACTCTCTGACAGACCCAGATTGCAGTGGAGTCGCCTATGCCTAAGTCCCAGGCTGCGTAAGTCTTAGCTAATCCGTCTACAGGGATGTCATGGAATCGCTCAGACGGTAGCTCATTAAGAAGTTGCCCGTAGTAACTCCCTTCGATGGCACTGTCAAAGGAACACTCAAACTCTTGCAGGTACTTGTCATCTCCCATTTCGGACTTAGCTGCATCAAGTTCAGTCTGAGGGATAAGACCTGTTTCGGATGCTCGGAACTCAAGTAAGGCCCAATCGTTATGCTGCTCTGCATGGTCTCTTAGGGTCTTGAAGTGGTTGTTTCCTTTTGGGGTTCCGAGAAATAACGCCCACCCCATTCTGTCCGACAGGGCCGGACGAACCACTTCCGACCAAATTTTAGGGTTCTGGTCACCGAATTCGTCGAATACAACCCCGTCAAAATACTGTCCTCTAAGAGAGTCTGGGTTATCAGACCCCGCAAGTTGGATGCGTCTGCCCCAGAAATCAACCCTAAGTTCTGCAATATTCGCGGTGGCGTTAAGGGGCTCGGTAAACTTGAGGAGGTAATCCCAGATAACTCGTTTTGTCTGGGAGTAGGTAGGCCCAATAAACGCATATCTTGGAGCCTCCTTTTGGTTTGTGATTGCATCTCTTATGAGATGGTTAACCGCACTAACCGACTTTCCTAATCTTCTATGAGCAACTACTACCCCGAAACGCTTTTGCTCTAACGCGCTATGTATTGCAAGCTGTTGCGGCCTCGGCGCGTAGGGAATAATTATTCTGGTTGCGCCCATGTCACTTGTAAAGCAACTGGTTGCCCGTCCTGACCTGTTACCTCTGTTCTTGCCAATTTAGGTATGTGGTACTCGATAGCCCGCAAGTAAATATCGCAAGCCTTTTCTGGGCTTTTCTGCGCTACTTCGTTTAACCACATAGCAAAACGAGGTGCGTTTAGTTCAGCCATCTTTGCAATGGCTTCCCGTACTGCCGCAGTAGATTTGTTAGGCGCACCCTTCGGTCTACCTAATCCTGCGTTTGGAGGAATCCATTTGTTTTCCACTGTATTTTACTACTCCATTGTTGTTTGTTAACAACGCTTTACATGCCTTCTTCATCTCTACGACGAAGATACTCTAAGACAGCAGGACTAAGTAAACCTGCTCCTACTGTACCTATTCCTGCTAGCAAGTCAGCTTCTTTTGCTCTTGCATCTTCCTTACTACTTGCACCCCATGCCTTTAGACTCAGTAAAAGTCTAGTAGGGCTACCATCAGGTTTACGCTCTGGCCCTGGCATGTTACCCATTCTCGCTAGGAAAGACGCTCTGCGCGGGTTATCTCCGCTCTTAACAGGAGCCTTCAGGTTAGAACCAGGGTTTGCAGCCTCGTAAGACTTCCGGCCTTTCTCGTTTAGGCCACCCTTAGCGTTCTTACCTTCTTTGCGAGTCCAAGCGGCAGTCATTTCTTTTTCTTCACACCGGCTTCAGAAAGCGCAATCGCACGAGCCTGGGCAGGGCTTTTTACAATCGGGCCACCTTTGCCTGAATGTAGCTTTCCAGCCTTGAACTCGTTGTAAACCTTACTGATCTTCTTCTCAGCCTTGGTCTTTTTCATTTCTTCCTCGCTGCTCTCATGTTATCCACAAGATTCGGGTAGGGTCTGCCAGCAGATGCGGCCATAGCCTTAGCGGACTTCTTCTCAGACTTGGAAAGAGGTTCACTCTTCCCCAGTTTCTTCGGTCTCGCCTTCTCCCATATCGCTTTCTTCATCGCTTTCCTCGTCTGTGATAGGGCCACCAGTAACCCACGCTGCACAAGTTCTTAACGCAGCGCACTTAAAGTCAAATATCTCGCAGAAACCAAGATCGCCAGCATCGACCGCCGACCAATCATCTTCTTCGCCTAAACCTTGTTCAATACAGTCGAGCATGGACTGCTTTTGGTTGAAGGCAGCGCAGTTACCACAACGAGACTTTTTTGCTTGCTCACCAGAAACACGCCACTTAGCACCCATATCGCGCCAATATTGACTATTAGGCTCGTTAGGGTTCATAGGCCCGTATTGAGCCTTATCTATCGCTTTCTGACGGTTTTTAAGGTTAACCTCGATATCTTGTGTCGCAATCGGACAGTCTGATGATTCTTCGTCCTCGCCGTTTTGTTTAACGACGATCATTACCTTCGGCGAAAGCAAGCCTTTCATTTCTTTTCCTTGGGTTGTAAAGGAATGCCTACTTTCCTGTCATACCTGATGGGTACAGGAGGCACTTTTAGTTTGTAGGGAGACGGTAATGCTTTGCTATCCCTGGTTCGTTTTTCCACAGCCATGCTGCTGCCTCCTTGATGTTCTTGGAGTCATCCTTTCCAACGCTTTGACTGCCCGCGTGGTGAACGTAACTCCTTGAAACAAAATGCTTAAAGTCACATACCGTTAGTGTATGACAAAAGACGTTATCTGAAAACCAGTTGATGGGAGGAAACCTGACTGCTTGGAAGGCTTCCTTCGTGATGTAAGCAAAGATCGGCGCAATAACGCCCGTCTCTTTGATCGTTTCTTCTTCCGCCCACTTTAACCCGTGTCTTGCACCGCCCTCGAACCGGATATTCTGGGCCTCTAAGATATTGTCAGACCTCGCTCCTAAAACCCCGACTTTATGTCCCGCTTTTTGTAGATGCTCGGCATCCTCAAGAATGAGTCTATAGGAGTCTGGAGTCAAACAGATGTCGTCGTTGGCAATGATGACTGCATCGTGGTACTGGAATGCGTCGTCCATGATCCGGTTGTAGGCATCACCAAAGTTACCCGACGAGTTGAGTACCCACTTGTAAACTCGTTCGTCCATTGTCTCGGTTCTGCTCGACAGATAAATAGGCGCTTCTTTGGCGT